CTTTGAATGCGAGCGCAAGCTCAAACATGAATTCTGTTCAAATGGTTATTAGTGGTGCGATCGCCGCAATGAAAGCTCAGATCGCCAGCTTGAATGCAACTAAGATTTCAATCGGTGGGACCATCGCTGTGAGCGGGTGGAATAAAGGGTCAAAGGGATTTGCTTTAGGTGGTGAAGTGCAGCGTTTCGCGGATGGAGGAACCCCTATGTTTTCCCCAGTAGGGACTGATACGGTGCCGGCAATCTTAACGCCTGGGGAAAGGGTTTTAAGCGTTGCCGAAAATAGACTTCTGGACAAGGGTTTACTTGGGGGAAACCGCTTAGAGATACACATAAATAATCCAATGATTCTACGCCCGAACGATGTGATGGACGTTATAGGAAATCCTTTAGTTCGTGAACTTAAAAAGCACCTCGGACTATGATTTATCTTTACCTCGATACCGTTGACGTCGCTGAGTACCTATCTGAGGGGTCGCTGGTTATTGTTGACCAAATTCAGAATCGTGCGAATACAGCGAACCTGACTTTAAATACTGGCGTGGAGGCTTTAAAAACGCCCGAGAAACTTCAAGATGTGAAGATTTATGATGGAGTGACTATTGTTAGTGCATCCGGAACTTCAATCGTAGTGAATGATGTACTTAGATCGGGGAACAGTTTACTTACCTATGGGAAATTCCGCGCAGATCAATACCTTTGGATTGGCATCGGAGAGTCAACAGAAGAGAAGGTTCAAATCGATACTATAGAAGCTGGGAGTGAGGGTGAGGTGAATATCACTTTGAAGGTAGCAATTGTGAATTCTCATAGTGCTGGCGAGAAGATCGGGAAGATAGTCTTCGGAGGCACTATATCCAATCTCGATACAGTAAATGCAGATTCAGGTTTGGCAAACGTCGACTATCAAATTGAGTGCATCGACTACATGAAGATCTTCGACAAGAGAAACGTCAATGATTCCTGGGAAGACCGGACGGCTCAATACATTATTAATGATTTTTTAAACACGACAGTAAATTACAACAAGTCTCTCGACACCATGGAATACGCTTCCAATGCAGCTGCGCAAGCGGTTTGGGTTCAGTCTGGGGTGGCGAGTCTAGTACAGCGCAGAACATCTGACTTCGTGCAGGGGGAAACTTCGGTGATCTTTCAATCGAGCGGATCAAGCGGGAATATGGTTTACACCAATACCTCTTTTAGTCTCGACCTCTCTGATTTTGTTGGGGTTAGCTCCGGAGCACCCGCTGAAGGCAGGATTACTTTTTGGTATAATAGAGGCACTTTAGGTGATATCAATAGCTTGACTCTTCGGGTTGGGAGTAGCGTTGGAAATTCTGTTTACAAGACATTTACATTAGAAGAAACCTCTGACGAGTGGATCTTATTTTCCGCAGAACTTAAAAACTTTGCCGTAGATGGCACTCCGGACTGGACTGCTGTTGACTATTTCCAATTCAGCTTCAGCGTCGACGCCTCTTCTGTAGCCATATTTATTGACGACATCCGCATCATAGATCGGACGGGGTTCACTTCTCATCATGTGGAGGCAGGCTTGCCTTTAGCTGATGTGAGGGCGAGCTTTAAAAAACCAACGGTTTTCATGGAGAAAATGGCTCGAGCTACAGCGAATTATTGGTTTATAGATTACGAAAGGGACATCCATTTTTTTGACCGAGAGACGAATTCAGCTCTGATTGAATTCACGGACACGAGCGAGAACTTCAGTGATTTGACCGTGTCAGTGGACATCACGCAGCTGAAGAACAAGCAGGTGGTGAGAGGGGGTACGAGGACTTCCACTAGTGATTACATGCAAGTAGTAGAAGGAAATAATGGGACTCGTGAATGGATTATGAAAGCGCAATTCAAAAATCTATCCGTTGCTTTAGACGACAACACGTCTACGGATTCAATGGAGGTTGGGACCACAACAACCAACGTCACAGCCACTGCTCACGGACTTGCTACCGGAGACTACATAGTGAACCGAACCCGAAGCAATGCGGTGCGTAAGATCACCTATGTCGACGCTAATAATTTCACCGTAGAAGAAGTCACTTCTCAAACCAGCGGGGATACTTTTTCCAAGTTCGCGACTGCAAAAACGGTAGGCGTGGAATACCTAGATGACGAAGCATCCTATAATTACATGTCTAACTTTCAGGAGAAAAGCATTCGAGCTTCTGAAGATGAAACTACTTTGCAGGAAGGGGAGTTTTTATTGTTTACCTACAACGAGATAATCCCCATTCGTGTTGAAGTCGCAGATAGCGCCTCCGTAGCAGCGCTGAAAGCAATTATGGGTGGTGATGGGGTTTTTGACGGGCCCGTGATCACAGATAAAAGCATTGAGAGTCTAGAGGCAGCAAACGATGCGGCCCAGGCCGAACTCACTAAATATTCTAACCCGATTGTTACGGTATCAGTGACCACAGACCACGAAGGTATCGAGAGCGGGCAAATCGTTAGAATCCAAAGTACTAGCCGGGGGGTCAACGAAGATTTCATTGTTCAACAGGTACGTATTGCTTATGCCTACGGAGGAGACTACCCCGTATTCAATATTGTTTGTGCTAGCACCTTATTCGGCCTTATTGAGTACCTTCAAATGCTTACGAATGCCGCCACCGAAAGAGATATTGATGAAGATGAACTAATTGAACAAATCGCTTCCGAGAACGTCACGGTAACGATTACAGAAGCTCATTCGATAGGCCCCGATGAGGAGGCGTCTGAATCAGTAACCGTCACTATCGGAGAAGCTCATTCGACCGAAGTGAGAGATATGACAACAGATCCATACAAATGGCAGCCGGACCCCACCGATGCCAAGTGGAATTTAGCTCAATGGGGATAAACTTTTAAACATGTCAAAAATTTCAGATCAAGTCAGCTTAGGAATTAAGGGTGTCCATACCTTCTCACTTTGCGACGTTCGACACCCTAAGGCCCTTAAAATCCAAGAGGAAATCAGCCACGTCTTAGAGGTCTTAACCGACCCTAAAAAGCGTTGGCAGTTGCTCCAAGCCCTATACCGAGAGCTTGAATCGGTGAGCCTAGTTGAGCAGAAAACCGTGATAAATATCGTACCAACTATTGGAAGAACAGTGCTAGCTAGATGGCTTATTGGAGACAATACATACAGTGCCGATACGGGAATCAACTACGGAGCTCTAGGAAATGATAATACTACTCCTGTAAATGCAGATACCGTCCTCGGGAATGAGACGTATCGGAAGGCTATTTCAAGCGTTGCTTACTCAAATAACATCGCCTACCTTTCGATGTTCTACACCGCTACAGAAGTCACTGGGACTTTCGAAGAGGCTGGTCTTTTTATCGTAGGAACGGGGACTATCGATACCGGTCAGCTCTTCAGCCATTTCCTAACCGGAACCATCGCTAAAAGTTCGACCGAAACTTTAACCGTTCAATCTACCTTCACCATCACATGATAACAGCTAACGAAACTCCAAAACTCGAGCACGTGAGATACCAGCTCATTGTTCAGATCCAAGCGATCTCTCAAAAGATTCAAGAATACAAACTCAAACTATCTCGGCTTCAGGAAGAGGATTCTTTCGATATGGCACTTGCAAAAGCGAGATTGCAGGTTGGTCTCATCAAACAGAAATCCGAAAAGAAAGCTTTACTCCGTTTCTTAAAAAATAACTTCAATGTCTAACTCAATAAACGTCGTCGCTGGCAATGCTATCCTTGCGACGGAATACAACCTCCTTCGGCAGGACGTACTAGAAAATCAACTTCAGTATCATGCTGCTTCCGGCTCAGGAAATGCCTTCACAATCACATTAGATTCAGAATATGGAGGGAGCCTTGTCGATGGAACGAGTTTTGATATTAAAGCCAATCATTCTATCACTGGTCCTGCTACATTAAACCCAAGTGCTATTGGAGCTAAGAGCATACTTACACACAGCGGGAACGCATTGAGCGGAGGGGACATTCAGGACAATGACATCTTCACTGTTAAATATAATTCAGATGACGATACTTTTCGTTTAACATCTATCGTAAGAACACGGTGTAAATTTGGCGGCGATGGTTCAGATGGAAGTCTTTCAATCACCTCTGGAACAACAACAATTGATCTTGGAGGGGCCTCTTATTTTGAAAAGAATTATCAAGATCTTTCTATCACCGGTAGCGGAAAGTTGGCTTTCACGAATCCACATGCTGGAGGAAC